AATACTGCTTCGCTACCTCGTAGTTTTTGAATCTGCTGTACGGAACCTCTCCCGCTTTTAAAGCAATGGTTGGCAATGCTTTACCGATTCTAGCTTCATCAGTAGCATTGCTTGGGAGAGGAGCGACACTTTCATTTGGCGCATCTTTTTTCTGAGTATCTGCGAATGTCGCTGATACTTGATTTAAGGGGCCACCAAGCTCAAGTTTTACATCGCCGAACGGACTTGCGTTTTGAGTTTTTGGCGTTGCGCTCTTTTGAAGCGTTAAGGCTTGATTGCCAACTGTTGCTTTTGATTCTTGAATTGGAGCCTTTATTAAGGCTTGCCGTAGGCTAGGGGGGCCAGCAAGTGCTGGCTTGTCCTTTTCAGGCTCATACTGTGGTTCGCCAACATCCTCCGGCCAACCAAGCTCCACGTCAGCTAGATACGACGGTTCTTGGCTGGCATTTGGTGAAATCGAGCTAATAGGTGCGTTGCTGCTTAAAATCTCAGCATTTGTGCTTTGCTTTTTTTGTTCGGGAGACGCGCTTTCGGCCTTAACTGGAACATCGCCTAACTCGAATGCAGTGTCTCTTAAGCTGAGTGGTGGAAGCTCCTTATCGACACCCAAAGCCCTCATCGCTTCAGTATCGTTCGCCTCGCCAAACTCCCTGCCCCCGCCAACGTCCTCAATGCCATCGGAAGCGGCCCGAATGCGCTCCATCATGCGGTTGTGGCGTTCCGACTCATCCTGCTTCTTCTCCGCGAGTTTTAGCTGCGCGTCGCGATACTCTTGCTGCTTGCGCTCCTGCTCGTCCTTTTGTTGTTGCCTCAAAGCCTTTGCGAGGTCGCCAAGGTCATTGTCGGGCTGCTTGTTGCTCGACTCGTAAGCCTTGGTCGGCGTGAAAACTAAACTGCTCTGCCCAAAATTGAATTGTGGGCGAGCGGATAGAACTGGAGTTGTGACTATCGCAATTTGAGGAGCAGCAACGCCTTGCAACATATTAAGAGCCTCCGAATTGTACGTTTTTGGTGGATGGCATTGTGAAGGCGTTCAGAGTCGGCGCGGGCTTCGCCTCTTCTTTTTTTGCCATAATAGCCGGAGCCGATGCCGCGCCAGCACCTCCGCCAAGTGCAGCGATTTTTGCCTGTTGCGGGGTTTCAGCGGGCGGAGCAACATTTGGAGTCGGTGTATTAACAGACGCGGCCTCCTCGTTTTCGCGTTGAATAGCCTGAGCCGGAGATGCAGCCTTTGACATCTCGCTGGCAACTCGCTGCGCTTCTGCATCGGCCTGTGCTTTCTTCTGCTCGCGACGAGCTAATGCATCTTTCTGATACGCATAGCTTTGGATTTGGTCGGTCTGCTTCTTCATCGCAGCCGCTTCTTCTGTAAACTTCTTTGTTGCAGCAGCTAATGCAGCTTTTGCTTTTGCTGCTTGCTTTTTGCCTTTATTTCTTCCAAGTGCGTCACCTACCCAACTCATATTATGCTCCTCCGAATTTTAAATTGTTTACTTCTGGCGCGTTAAATGAATTCAACTGTGGTGCCATTGCCATTGCTGGCCTTGCAGTGTTGACCGGACTCATGGCCGCTGCTCCCGCCCCAGTGCCGAGCGCAGCCATCTTCGCTTGCTGGGCTGAACCGTAAGCTCCTTGAGGCATTGGATTTGCAGCAGACCGAACTTGAGCCGATTGCGATTGAGGTGCTTGCGCTGGCTGCGTTGGAGCCGGAGGCTGCATTGGCTGCGGTGGTTGAATCATTTGCAGCGGAGCAGTCATTTGCTGTTCTGCTTCCGCCCGTTTATTTTGAGCACGCCTCAAAGCAGCGTCATACGATGCCTGTTGTTGGCTGGCACGAAAACCTCGTTGCGCTTCTTCCGAAGCAGCTTTTGCAGCAGCTTTTGCCGCAGACATATCTGGTCTTGAGCCTCCCATTACGCAGTGAGTTGGTTGAGGAGTTTACGTTCTTTTTGAGGCTCGTTTTGCCTCGCAATCAAATCAGCAACCGCTGGAAGAGCAAATGGTTGTGCGACCTTTAATGCCTCTTCCATCTTGGCTGGGTCGTAGCCTGAGCCAGCGATTGCAGAACCCATGCCCGCCATGCTTTTGTTCATCGTTTCTTTCGCAGCAGCGTCTTTTGCCTCCTGCGCTGCCGCTTGACGACCAAGGGCTTGTTGGGCGGCGTAATTTGCTTGCGTTTGAGCCTGTTGAGCAGCGTTATCCTGCGCGTCCACCATTGCCTTCTTTTGCGCTGCGTCCGCCTTTGCAGCGGCTTCACGCTGCAACTGCGCCTGTTGCTCGTACATCTTGGTAATCGGCGTGTAATCCGGTGCTGGCATTTGGAACGATGATGAACCCATATGTTGTTGTTGTTAAGATTTTTGGCTCCAAGGAAACCACGGTTTTTCACCGCTGAATTTTTGTTTTAACGAAGAAAAATCATCCGCGAGTCCACCGTATCTTCCGCCTCCTCCGCCTTCTCCGCCGCCTCCTCCGCGAGTTGCGCCCATCGCATTCATAAGCTCTGCTCCGCCAGTGCCACTGCCTCCAGCAGCAGCCCCAACAAGCCCTCCGACGACGGAACCAAGCATCGGCATCCCCACCATTGAGCCAAGCGCAGTCCCGCCGATTTGAGCCACTGTTCCTATCATTTTGCTGCGTGCGGCAGCTTTTTGCTCTGCCGCTTTCGCCATACCTTGCGCGTAGTTGTCCCAGCTTTGCTTGTAAGAATCTGATGCGCGTGACATTGTGTCTCCCATTTTGTTCAGCCAGTCACTGGTCGCTTGATTGGCCTGTCCGACTCTGCCAAACATTGCATCGCGAAAGCTATTCCGCTGCGTCATGGCATTTTGCAATGCCGATTGGTTTGCGCTTAAAAGTGACCCTGCGTCGAGACCAACATTTTGAAGGGGATTTGAAGCGAGAAACTGCGCGGCTTCTGCTTTACGCTCTTTGCGAATACGGTCACCTTCCTCAGTCGCTGCATCGAACAGTGCGCTGCGGGCGACAGTGCTATCTCCCAGACCTGTTTTAACGCCGAGCGTGATGCCAGCATCTTTCGCCCACGACTGCATTCTCTTTTTCCATGCGTCCTCAGACAAGTCCTCCTCAATCATTTTCGGAAGCCGCTCCCGAATCGCTGCCGCAGCCGGATTTGCTTCTTGCTCGTTTTTCTTGGATTTAAATGCATTGATTGCAGCAATTTGCGCTGCCTGTGTTTGCAAGCCATCCGGCCCCCAAACATCCGGTGTAAAATTCTCCAGAGGGGCGTTTGCAGCATACCCAAGCTGCTTCATCTCTTGAGCCAAACGGGAACGACCCTGCTCTCCTTCAAGCTGAACTTTTAAAGCATCAACTGAGAAATCCGGTTTTGCTGGAATCGTTGCTGGTGAGCCACCCATATTAAATCGGCAAGTAAAGTTCTCGTTTTAATCTCTGCAAACCAATTGTTTGCATTACCTCTTCGCTGAAGTTTCCTTTGCCATCATCGTTGTCGAGCGGCACGGCAAGGCATCCCATTTTGCCAGACAACTCGCAGTGAGCTTTCCAGTGCGCCATCACGTCAATGATGTCTCGCGGCTTCGTAAACTCCGGATGCCAAGCTGGATAGCACGTCGGCATGAAGACGTGGTCGCTGTATCCAAACAGTCGCTGCCCGCGATAATGAGCAAACGTCGAGATGTTCGGATGCGGATGTATTTTGTGACCAAAAGACTCCGCAAATGCTTGCAACTCAGCAAATTGCTGAGTCCCTGCCGGAGTCAAGCGGTATGTGATGTTTTCTCGCATTAGGAGAAGGTTATAACCACGCCATTTTTGTCTGTCGATGCAGCTTCGAGTGCAGCATCATTTATTTCTGCGAATCGGTTCTCGGATGTCCCGCAAACAACACAAGGCAAGCATTCTGTGTTGTTTTGATTACCAAAAGGAATCGACGAATACAGTTGAATCGAGCCATCGTTTCCAAACGGTGATATAAACAAGTTTGGGTATGACTCGATTTTTTTTGTTGCGTCGTCGATTGATGGCATATTACGGGCAAGGACGTGAGAGACGTTGTTGTTTCGCGGCAACCGTCGCTTCGCGTATCGCTTTGTCGCTGGCAATCTGGTCTGCATCAGCTTGCGAAACAATAGAAGTCGCAGAGGCTGTTGCTGTTACAGTTATTTTTGGCCCGCCATTCGGGCAAACATCCGTGTAGGTTCTGGTTTGCGAAGAAAGCCACTGTCGCGCAATCGGAGCTTGAGTTGCGGTTGGAATGTCGATGAGCGCACTCTGCCCATTCTCGCCGACAACGCAGTACTTGGTTTCAATGATTTTTGTGCCTCCGACCGAGCGTTCGGCCCACGGGTCTTGGAACATTCGCACACCTTCAACTCCGAGCGCACCACACCATTCAATCAGGTAGGAAAACGCCTTGTCCACGTTTTGCGTATCCTTTGATTCACAAGAAGTTATGCGTGCGTCGCCTTCGATGTTTCGCGTTATCAATCGACGGCTCTGCGTTTGCAAAAGCCCGAAGTCTTTGACTTTGGCGTAGTCCGGTGAGTTTTTGTACTCGGCGACATTTGTTGCAGCCAAGATGCGCTGGGTCAGGATTTCGTTGTATGCCCCCTTTGTGCCTCTGTATGAGATTTTTACGTCAACAGTTCCGGAAATCTGAGAGCAATCTACCTCTCCGTAAACGAGTTGCTTCAAATCCATCCCGTCGCCCATGAGTGCGGTTTCGACCTGACAGTAAATCCGCTGTTGACGCTCTGCGACTGTTCCGCTTGGCCGAATTTCCAAAAACGTATCGTACCGCTCCGGACGGAAAGCCTCCCAAACGTGATTGAACGACTGGTCTCCCGTGGGAGCGTAATCGACCGACAGCGCAAACAACTTTGGCTCGTTGCCGATGTAAGCGTTGAGCCACTCAATCGGACGAATCCCCGTCCAAACGCCAGCCCACGCGGGCGAGCGGCTCTGGTTCCATTCAGACGCTGCCGCGTAGTCCAAAACCATCGTCGCAGAGTTCAGCGGCTCGGCATAGGGAATCGAGGTTAGCAGGTAGTTTTCAAAGGCAGCGCAACAAATGCCCGACAAGTCTGGAGCCATCAATCGCTTGGCTTTCGCCATTTCGATGTCTTTGTAAAGTACTTGCGATGAGAGGTATGAAGCGGCAGCAACATCGACAGAAACAAGTCCGCCTTGCGAGAACCACCACATCATTCCGGCTTGAAATGCAATTGACTTTCCAGCGACGCATCCAATGTTCGGATACAGAGTCGTTTGGAAGTTTGCCGTTTGAGGCCAAAGCGTTCTGTCGAGAATTCCGGATGCGAGCGAATAGGTCGCTCGGTCGGTGAACACATAGAGTCGAGACTCGGTGTTTTGGCCGATGTAATCAACCATCGCAGTGACCGGACGCGGGACGGAGAAATCCCCGCGACCTGTGCCGGACTTGCGCTCCTCCCACGAAAGCGGGTCGCCTAAATCACTCGCTGAAATGATATTCCCGCTTGCAAGCCAGAGGCGACTTCCCGAATAAGCCATCCAGTACCCAACGGGCATTTTGGTTGCGACGTTGCCTGTTTTATTCGAGCCGTCCCAGTAGCACGGCTGCGAAACGCCATCCTGCACAATAACCAGCCGATGCGATGGGGTAACGGTTACGTCCCCGCTCGAAACGATTGCGGATTGCGTCGCGATGACAAAGTTGACTTTTTTTACGTCGGCGTTGAGCCGAATATTAGTCAACCTGTACTCCGCCCAATCGGCTGGTTGCGTCAAAGGGAATGGCGCGTAGTAAACTATGCCATCAACAGCAAACACAAGATACGGTATTTCATACTCTTGTGAAGATTCGCCGCTGGGCGTGAAAATGCTTTGAGGCTTGAAAATCAGTTGCCCTTCAGCCGTTTCAATCGTTGTCGCAGCCTCGTTCTGCTTGTTCGCAGAAAAAACAATTCCGCCTTGAAAATTCCCTTTGGGCAACGAGAGCTTCATCCGGAATCCATTGCGCGTCTGACCTATGCCACCACGAATGGTGCAGTTCTGCGCCCACTTGATTTGGTCTTCCGGTAAGGCCCACGGGTTGCGAACGGAGTTGACTCCATGAATCCAGCCCGCGCTGGCTTTCTGAACGCGCCCAGAAGTGATTTGCGGACTCTTCATTAAAACATGACAGGGTCAGTCCCGTCGCCAAACGTAATGTTGTTGATTTGAGGCGTTTGCATCGCGTGACCGTCGAGGCTTTCGCTTTGCGCTCGAAGATACGTCGTCGCCAACTGCCAGTAGCGTTGCGCTTGGTCGAGAAAGTCCTTATCCTCAAGGTCTACCGCATGAACAGCGGCAATGACTGCGCGAGCATTTTCGACCGGAATGTAATCAAGCGGAGACTCGAACCTTGGTGCTTTCGGCTGGTAAAGGATTCGCGCCCAAGCGCACTTTTTGCCAAGCCGGATGCGTCGATACTTCGGGTTGGTTTCGGTCGGATGATATTGACCGATGAGCGTTAGGTCATTCGACCTGCCGAAGTCTGCCGCGTACAACGAAATGAATCCGGACGTTTTCGGCTTTTCGATGTGCTCGATATTTTTGACAAGAATTGGTTTTTCTTGACTCGAAACAAAAAAGTCAAGGTCTGGACTTGTTCCTGTTGAAAACCATTTTAAGAACCCGCCAAAATCGGCTCTAGCAGCCGCGCCAACGCCTCCTCCGCCAGAGAACACGATGGTCGGCTCTTGTACATATCCAGAGCCGGAATTCGTCAACGTCAGTGAAGTCACAGAGCCGTTTAAAAAAGCCACTGCTGTGGCTCCAGACCCAGATTGACCCGACGCTGGCGTAATGGTAACCGTCAGCGGGAGCGTGTATCCGGAACCTCCGGAGGTGATGGTAATACCCGTGACTGCACCAGCGTAAACTTCTGCTGTTGCAGTTGCACCTGTGCCGCTTCCGCCAGCAATTGTTACTATCGGTGGAATTATTCCGCTGTAATTTTGCCCACCATTGGTAATGTCGATTCTGTTTATTGGGCCGCTCACGGTCGCTGTTGCCGTCGCCCCTGAACCCATTTCGCTGACAATGTTGACTGATGGGTTTGACGTGTAACCTGTACCTCCGTAAATAATTGCAAGCGAAGATATCGATGAACGCTTCAGTTTAAATTGGTTTTTGCCAGCGCGTGAAAGCCTGTAATTCGATTCTGGGGATGGAGTATATGGAAGCTCATACGTTGAATCCAGTGGTGTGAGTGCCACTCCGCTTCCATCCGAGAAGAGATAGTCCTCGCACTCAATTAGTTCAGTTGGAGCGATGGAAAAGGTTTCAGCAATAACCATTTCCATCACCCCAAGTTGAAAGCCAGTTATTTGAACAGGAGAGCCTTGAGTTGTGTATACATCAACGTCGTTTTCGTTGATTTTGATTTTATAATTCAGCGTTGGAGAAATGCCCGCCGGAAGTTGTGAGCCGGAGCCAGCCCTAAATTTAACTATCTGGTCTTGAGCGAGATAGTTTATCGATTCTGGAGTCAATCTGTTTCCGCCAAAAACAACAGCTTGAGCCGTCCCCTTCACTGCAAAATAAAGCGGGCCGTACCCTAAGTCTTGAGGTCGAATCAACCCGTATGCAAAATCCGACGTGATTTGCCAACTGTTGTAAGTGGTTGTATCGCCGGACACTTTTGTAACATTGACAACAAGCGTTCTTGTCCCTCCCGACTCTGTGTAGCTAACTACAGAGCCACTCATAAACGTCGTAGACCCAACTGGCTTTCCTACTGAAAGCACAGAAACTCCTTGACCAACTTTAAATTTAATCGGTGAGGTTTGGGCGTTGAGCAAAAACTGCAAGCTGCTAACCGATGGCGCAACTGAGGAATTTGACGTGTTTACGGTTGTTGGAGGATTGTTTGCGTCTGCAAGTGACGAATAGACAGCTATCTTGCTGTCAGAGAGTTTTCTTGTGAAAAATTGAGTTGACGAGTTTATTTGCCCTGCATCCGGCGAAGTGTTTGCGTCAGTTACAAGCGTTTTTGGGAACGAGTAGTCAGTGTCAAAATACGTTGTCATCCCTTGACGAACCCAAGAAAAGTCTCCTATCCAGTTATTTGTGAATCCAATGCCAAATGTTCTCGATATGACTACGTTAAATTCGCCTGTTGCAGAAGAAGTTATATTGACATCGCTGAAGTCAATATTTTTTACCGTAAAGGTTCCGCTGGAATCAAATGGGGTTTCAGCGCGATATGTGACTCCTTGAATGAGTGGACTTGGAAGCGTTCCGGTTGAAGAGAACTGAACGAACATTCCAGTTGATGGACTGACTGCAACGGCTGGAATGGTAGTGTACCCAGTCCCCTGAGTTATGACATCGACGGCAGTTATTTTCCCAGTCGCAGAATCCACAACTGCGCTTGCGCTAGCCCCGCTTCCGGTCGTTCCGGCAACAAGCAATGCTGGTGCGTTCGTATAGCCGGAGCCAGCATTTGTTATTTCATATTCTGAAATGAAGTTTGTTGTTATTGAGCATTTTGCGTAGGCAAACGAGCTTGGGAATATAGTATCGTAAGTTAATGCTGGCGAAGCAGTTAATACAAGCGACGTTATTGGAGCATTCTGAGCGTTAAGTATAAAAATCTTATTATCGGTCGCGCTTGCATAGTATCCAGTTGAGGCGGAAAATGCAGTTATTCCAGCAGATATTAAAGCGGCCAGCGCGTTTGTTGAGTCGCTTGCCTTGAAATATAAATTTACATTTCCTAAAAGGTCTGTCGTATTGCCGCTTGCGAGAAGCGATGATATTATTCCAAGCGATATTGTTATTTCAATATTGTTCCCAGCCGTTGGTGCTGGCGTTATTGTAAAATTCGTTGAAGTGACGGCTGATATAGTTGCATTTGCAGCTATGCCAGTTCCAGAGACACCCATCCCAACTTTTAATTTTGAGACGCTAAATCCTTCTGGAGTGGTATTTATACCACTTACGACGCCACCTGCAATGTTGCCTGTAACTTTAATTGAATCAACAGATGGTGGAGCTTGTATTGTTATTGGCATCTCCGCTACGCACCCAACATTTGCAGCTTTCGGGGCAGTCGCAGTATTGCTGTAAACAACATCAAATGTTTGAATTACTTTTCCAGATACATTGCTTACCGATACACCAGAGTAAGGCCCAAATGATACAGTTTGTGCTGTAAAGCCTGATGTTACAGTGTTGTTGTTTATTGCATTTACAACCTTCTGGGCCAGCGAGCTAGTTGTTTCAGAGCTTACATAAGAAATCGACGATGCAATTAGCTCTACATTTGCGCTGCTTTCGCGCAAAACAGCCCTAAAGTTTAAAATGTTCCCGCCAGTAGTTGGCGAGGCAGCAAAGATATATCTTGGGGAAGCTGATTGCTCAATTTCAATTCTTGGTGTGTACCGATAGCCAGAACCGCCGGACGTTAAGGTGATGGCATTGACAGGTCTGGATTCGAGAACGGTGTTGACTGAGGCTATCGCAGCGGCCCCAGTTCCATAACCATACAGGTCGATTCGGGTCACAGACTGACCTTGCACAACCGCTCTTGCCCTCGCATGGAATGTGGCATTCCCAATGAATTTAACTGTTGGTAACGATGTCGCTGAGTATTTCGTTCCCCCATTTGTAACCTTTACAAATCCAACATATTGCAGACCAGTGGCTGGGTCTGTCTTCATTATGGCCTCAGCGGTCGCTTGAGTTCCAGTAGGGTCGTTTGGCGATTCGATTTGAACGATTGGTGCTCCCGTGTACCCGATACCTCCAATGTCGTCAAACTTCACGGCAGGGACGCTTGTATAACCACCTCCACCTGAAACAATTGATGCAAATGTCACTGGCCCAGTTGCAACAGCGGTTATCTCTGCGCCTTGCCCAGTCGCTGGATTTATGCTTATGCCGCTGGCGGATATGTTTGAAACTTTACCCGCGCTGGATTGCGCCGGAATGAGTTTCGCAACGCTATTCTGCCCACTGCCCGTAGTGGTAAATACGATTGGCTTTTCACCCGACAAGGAAGCCTCGTAAGATTCATGCAGCGTGACGTTTTTACCGTCAATCCTTCTTGCGTAGTAGTTCTGACCGCTCAATAACGGCTCTGGGAGCGAGCCTCCAGCAGAGTACGCTTGAACCAAATCGCCAGTCGAAAATGGGGCGTCGAGCGTGAATTCCAGCGTTGTTTCTGGGGCAATCGGATTGCGGACAACGATTGTGCTGTTGTTTTTGCTTCCGCTTAACAGTATGCGATTGATGTCGTTAGATGCGTCCGAAGATGTTTTGTAAACAACAATGTTGTAAGCGTCATCGAGGATTCGCGCAAAGTATACCGTTTCCGTTGCGAGGGGAGCCGGAAGCTCAAGGCTCGATATCTTTTCAAACCGCACTTCCGTGCCTGTTTGGATTTTCGGAAAGATGCTTCCAAATGCTGTCGCCGCTGGAAGATACAATGCAGTCGAAACCTGCACTGAGCGTGTATTTTCAAAGTCTCCAAGCACGTTCGCGTTGAGGTTGTTGCGAAGGTCGGTGATTTGAATTCCGTTGATGCCATTCTCGGCATCCAGTTGGGATTGATGCAGTGTTACCGTGCTGGCGGAAGGCGTTCCGATGTAGTAGTTACCGTTGTTGCTCAACGGCTTTGGCGTAGTCGTTACAAACGTAATTTTTGCGAGTGTACCAGCAACAAAGTTGTGCGAGCCGGACTGTGCTGTAAACTCGTAAAGCGGCTTTGTCTTTGCCGACCGCAACAGAATGTTGACGCTGTCCGGCTGAATCAGCCCAAGCGGGAAGTCGGATATGGCATGAGCCGTAACGTAAAGCCCGTCAACGCCCTCTCCTGCTTCTGTTTGCGTCCTAAGAGCACGATTGTTCCCGTCATATCCGATGACGCGCAGCCGAACCCCGACATCACTTTCGTGCTCTGCAATCGCAATGAGTTGCGAAGGCTGGAGGATGTCCATGACAACGGGAACAAACCCACGGTCGTCCCACGCCCACGAAACGGGCGAGTACATCCCGCCTTTGTTGATATGGTACTGAAATAACCTGCTGCGAAAGTAAAGCGGCGAGCCGTCAGTGTTTACAGCGAGAGGGACTTCGATTCCACGCGGGAGCGTGACGCTCATCCCATCCCATCCGGTGCATACGTCCACCTGCGAAATCAGGTGGTGGTAGTGACCGGAATCCATAAGACCCTGAACGGCTTGCGACAGCTTCCGGTAAATCCGGTTGCTGTCGGTCGTCGCCAGAATCTCAGAAATCTCGTCGTAAATCTCTGAGACAAACATGGTTACTTGTAGCTGCCTTCTTCAGCTATGGATGCCAAAAACTCTTCGTCAGCCTTTTTGCGCCCTCCCTTGTCCTCCATTTCCATTTCCTTCTCTCCTCCCTCATCCTCCATCTCCGGAGCGGCAGCTTGACCTTCGAGCATTGTTGCGAACTCGCTGAGGCCCGAAGAGAGGTTCTTGATAACGTCGTAAATCGCCATGAACATCGCTTTTGGGATTTCGATGGTCTCCCCACCTTCCGCGCCCATTCCAGCCCCTTCTGGGGGCATCCCTGCTCCTGCTGGAGGCATTGCTGCGCCCATTCCCGAATCCATCCCTGCTGCCGGAGCAGCACCCATAGCCATTTCGTTCTGTTTCATATTTTTTGCTTTTAAGATTTCCAGACCCTTACTTTTATCGTTGGTGTAGTTAATGTTACGTTTGAAGCTGTTGAGTTTCGTATTACAACAATCACAGTGTTTGCGGTGTGAACGTGAGCCGTTATTTGCAAGGCAGTCGCGTCTGTATTCCCAGCCGAAACACTTAGCGATGCAAGCGCAAAGTCCTGCAATGCGGCATTTGTAACAGTAATCGAGTATGTTTTTTGAGTCCCAGCGTTAATGGTTACAGTCGCTTGAGAGGATGTCGTTTCGTAATATCCCTTTGATATAACGCCAGCGTTTGCCTGAGATAGTGAAGAAAAATTTATATCTGTTGGGCCTATCGTAATGCCATCAACAATTGCAAGCTCCAAATTCGACTGAATACCACCATTTGCAAGTACTGAATAGCAAGTTATGTCAGAACCTGCTGTAACAGTAAAATCTCTCTGCGTTGTTGTATTGTGCTGGTACTTAATTAAATCTCCACTTGCGCCAGCCCCAGACAATATTCTAATTGTTGGAAGCGTAGTTTGCTTTATAGACAAAACAGCCGCTGGATTGTCCGTTGTTCCAATCGCAACCTCTCCGGCTGCGTGTATTATAAATGGCGTGATATCTCCGGCTACGTCATTTACTATTAATGATTTTCCAGTTCCTTGATTCGTTATAACAACGCAATCGGATGTTGCAGTCGTTGCGTTGGATACGGTCAGCGACGAGCTAGTCCCGTTCGTTGAAATGGTCAACGCTCCGGACATTGTGTCCCCAGTTTTTAAAACGGTCGTGCCCCCTTGCGTTATCGTTCCGGCACTCGTCCCAAAATTTGCTGAAATAGTTCCGCTGCCAGTGATTGTGCCTCCACTTAATCCCGACCCAGCCGTTATGCTAGTGACCGTGCCCCCACTCGTTGTTGTTGGTGTCCATGCAGTTCCGTTCCATGCCAGAACTTGTCCGGAAGTTGGCGCAGTTGATGCCACCGACCTGCCCTGAATCCTCACAACGCTTGCTGTAGCGTCGCCAGCGGATGCCGTAACATCGCCAGACAAAGATGTTATACCTGCTTTTGTTTGAGTGCTTGCATCTTGGTTAAAAAATATACCTTGTGAGCCTACAACTAAAAGTCCACCCGAAATGAATGTTGTGTATGCTTCAATGAGTCCATTGTTGAAAATATTCAGTACGGTTGTTCTTGTTCCTGAATTATCAATAGAAAATCTTACAACCCCGTCAGTTGTTTGTCCAGTTCTATTGCAAACATCTAAAGCAAAAGTGCTTGTCGCAACGCCAATCCCAACGCGACCGGATGCGTCAATCACAAAAGGTGTCGCATCGCCAGATACGTCATTTACTATTAATGACCTGCCAGTCCCCTGATTGGTTATTACAACGCAATCAGACGTTGCTGTCGCAGCATTGGAAACCGTCAATGAAGTACCTGTTCCCGTTGTTGAAACGGTCAACGCTCCGGACATTGTGTCCCCAGTTTTTAAAACCGCTGTTCCGGCAGCAAGATAATCAGTTCCGGCGACTGCTGCTGTGAAAGCTCCTGTTCCGTTGCCCTTTATTATGCCTGTGAGTGTCGTCGCTCCTGTTCCGCCATTGGCAACGGCTACCACGCCAGTTACGTTCGATGCTGTTCCAGTCGTGTTTTGATTCAGAGTGGGCACATCTCCGGCTTGGATTGCCGAAAGAACTACGTTTGCGCCAGTTCCGCGAAGGTATTGACCCGATGTTACTGCTCCTGCCAATGCGTTAAGCGCAGCTTGCTGAGTTGTCGCTCCCGTCCCGCCAAGCGCAATGCCCAATGTGCTGAATACTGGCATCGCGCCAATCGCTGCTGGCGTTATCGTTTGATTCGATGCGGATGTGATTCGGCCTTTTGCGTCAACGCTAAAAGCCGGAACGGAACTGGCTGAACCGTAGCTTGCAGCCACAACGCCAGTGTTTGCAAGCGTTGCTACAACTGAACCAGAGCCACTTGCAATGACATCTCCGGTCAGTGCGGTAATGCCTGCGTCAGTGTCGGCGGATGGTGCCCATTGGGTTCCATTGTACTTCAAAACCTGTCCATTCACTGGAACGGTCGCGGAAACATTAATTCCACGAATCCTCGCAACCGTTGCAGAGGCAGAGCCGTTTGAAGCTGGAGTTGCTGTAACATCGCCAGTCAGCGACGTTATTCCGGCAACCGTCTGTATTGTTCCGTTTGCAAATCCAATTCCAAGCGGGCTAACGTAAAGTGTGTTTTCACAAGTTATCGTGCCGGATACATATAGATTTCCAGATAAACCTACATCGTAGAATTGCGAACTGCCTTGGCTATCGCGACTTACAATAGTATTTGGAGACGCTTCTGATGCATATCCTCTCCATACAAGCGTTTGCGAGCCAGCTTGTTGAGAAACCAAAACCTGACTTGCAGAAGTTGCAGCTGGAACTGCAATAACGCGAGAGTCTTGGAACGCTCGCAAAAAGTAACACATCAATCCCTCGCCCGCATTGCGAGGTATTCCAAACACGGTCGCCTGTTGGTTTACATCACACGTTGACCAAACAACACGCCCATCGACAACGGTTTTTGTGATGGTTCCGTAAAGCGCGGAGGTCAGGTTGCCGAGGATGCTCGCAACACTCTCCTGAGACACAATGGGATATGGAATATCCTGTCTGCAAACATCTGATTCACAACTCATAACAACTCCTGATTTTTGTTGTGACGCTCAAGCAGCGTCGCGATTGGCAATCCTTTTGAAAACTCGAAATGCGGGGCATCGTACAGCCCCTTGAAAGTTCCTCCCCACGTCAATCCGTGCTTCTCAGCAATCGCGCCAACTCGACGATGCACGATGTCAGCGGTTTTCGGTTCAACTCCGTCGAGATACGTTTTCCCGCGAAAAACGCCACAGTCGATGGCAAGCCCGTAATTATGGTAGCTCTGACCCGCCTTGGCGTTGGTGACCCTCGGAAGGCTTTTGTTGGTGCGTCCTTGGGCGTATAGAGCGTCCTGCTCGGCAAATGTTCGCAAACTGGAAATGGCTCGATACTCGACGCCGAGTTCCGCCGCAATCGATTGAGCCTCAATCAAAAAGTCGCGAAAGCGTTGTTGCACTTTTGGGTGCAGCTTCGCGAGATTCTTCTCAGAGCGTTCGTCCATTACCGTTCAGCGAGTTCCGCAACACGTTGCCAAAGTCTCTCCCTGTCTTTCTCGCAAGCCTCAGCCCTCGCTTCGACAGCGTCAATGCGCTTATCTGCTTTCCCCTCAGATTCTTTCAGCCGAGCGGCGAGCCACCATATGCCCCCACCAAGAACGGCTGCAATCGGGCCTTGAGCAATCAGACTTTCAAGGATTTTTTCCATTTCCCTCCTTGCGAAGAATCTGGATGGCTGCGTAAACGCTTGCCCCAGCGGTAACTATGCTTTCGGCAGCCTCCGGCCTTGCTTTCGCAGAAAAAACCGTAATCAGTGCAACCAGCCCTCTCCATGTCGAAGGCTCTAACAGTCTGTCAATGAGGTATTTCATATTAGCTACAGTTCCAACGTCTTAAACTTGCTCTTGCCCGCTCGGCTGGCCCCTTTGAATTACGAACCACACCTTTCATTCTGGCGCAGAACGACTTCTTGCGCCCCTTGTCTGCCTTGGTTTTTGGATTTGGTGCCGGAGCCTTGAGGTTGCTCCCCGTCGCACGGTTGTAAGCACGACGCCCCTTCTCTGTCAATCCCGCTCCACGCGAGACTGGCAACTTCTCTCCGTCGCCAACAGAAAGTGAAACCTTACTCATTGCACATTAACGGGTTGCGGAGGCTCAATAAAAGAGCCGTCTTCCTGAAGAATCCATCCCTTGGCAAGTGTTTTTCCTTCAACATTCACGAACTTCATGCCTTCCGGAGCGGGATAAACGCCTTGTCCATTCCATCGAATTATGTTTGCGACGGTGTTGTCAGAAACCCTCACAACTGCCCATGAATTGGCTTTTTGCATATTAATTGTAACAGATGAATATGATGAAACCTTGCCCGCCATCTCCACCATCTCCACCATAATACGGATTGCTTGTGTCTGGAGTTGTCCCACCAATCGCCCCTCCGCCTCCGCCTCCGCAGCCAAAATGACCGTCTGCGCCGTTTCCAGCGCGATATCCAGTCATCGGAGAAGGCAGTGGAATGTTGAGGCTGATATCGCCCGAAGCTCCACCTGCCCCGCCCAAAAAGTTGAGCGAATTGAAATCCACGTCTCCAAGAGACAGCGTCGGCAATGGAAGTGCATCCTGCGCTCCAGAAGTCGCTTTCCCTTGGTATTCAAAAAGCGTGTTCGTGGTATAATCAAGATTTGGGAACTTTATGTTTGTTATTGACCCGCCGTTACTTGGCGTTGTCGAGATTCCTGCGCCGGATGAGCCTGAAACGCTTATCGGGCGACCGACATTGTTTTGCCCTGTATAAATGCTTGGACTGCCAACGCCATAAGTCCCGTTCCCTCCTTGCGTTAGAGTTGACCTCCAGCTTGCTGGGAATGAAAGATTGCATTGACCTGCACCTCCGCCCCAGTTTCCGCCTTGAGCACCAGTCGTGTTTAGTGCTGCGGGTTCTGCATATTTACCCAAGTCACTTAAAGTCCTGTTGACACCATACCTGTTCATCTTCAGGTACGTTGGCATACCGTCTCCTCCGTCCGTTGCAGTTTGTCCTGTGTAGGTCGATTGACCTACGCCGCCAACCCCGCCAGCCCCAATTTCAAACTCAAATGTTGCATTATCGATTGGAATTTTTTGCAAGAACTCAGAAAGTCCAGCACCTCCTCCACCTCCGCCATAAGCTGCGCCTCCATTTGACCCGTTCATTGAGTCCATCCCGCCGCCTCCTCCGCCAGCCCCAGAACAAACGTAAATGTCTGCCCATGCGTACCCTGCGGGCAACGACACTCCGTACTGAATGCCAACCGTCGTGTAAGCAACCATCGCTATCGCTCCAGCCGCTGCGGAAGAAGGTTGCCATTCTTGGGTTGTTGCATTGTATTGCAAAACCTGACCGTTTATTGGCGTATTCGCAGATAGCAGCGTGCCTCTAAGTTTTGCAACTGTTGCAGTTACGGAGCCAGTGCCAGACGCTGTTACGTCGCCAGTGAGTGCCGTGATTCCGCTTCCGCCACCAGTGCTCGCAATCGTAATCGTGCCGTTGCCGTTCGTGATGGTGATGTTCGACCCTGCTGTCAAGGTTGCCTTACTCAATCCACCAGCGGCATTGCCTATCAAAAGTTGTCCGTTTGAATAGGTCGTTTGACCAGTGCCCCCATTCGCAACAGCAAGCGTTCCTGCCAGCGTCAGCGTGCCGCTTCCAGTTATCGGGCCGCCGCTAAACGTCAAGCCAGTAGTTCCGCCGCTTGCATCGACCGATGTCACCGTTCCGCTGCCGCCTCCAAGCGTCGTTGGTTGCCACTGCGCGTTGACAGAATTCCATGCGAGCACCTGTCCAGAAGTTGGCAAGGTTCCAGCAACCGCTCTGCCCTGTAATCTCACAACAGTCGGGGACGGCAGCGTGCCGGATAGGTCTCCGCCAGCGACAAGCGTCGTGAGCGTGTTGTTGTCGCTGAATTTAATCCCGCCAGCATCAACAACTAATGCGGCTGATGCATCGGGAGTAACCCCAATCCCAACTCTACCCGAAGCCGAAATGGCGAATGGTGTCGCATCGGGAGTTGTCGAATCTTCGACAACCAAACAATTGCCTGTCCCTAAGTTTGTTATGCGAACTGCCGCTGCTGTTGATGCAGTGTTGTTGAGGTCAACCGTCAGGCCGATTCCAGTCCCAGTTGCATTTTGCGTTGCTGAAATCGCTGCCCCTGAGCCAGTTGTCTGCGTAACTCCAAGAACTGCTCCTGATGTTGAAGCTGAAATTCCTTGTGCAGCAGAAAACGAATTTATTGCGTTTGTTGCTGCAACAGAACGCGTTGCGGTTGTCCCGCGATACGAAAGAATATCTCCTGCAATATAAATATCCCCTGACGTTGGAGATGTCGGTGCAGTACCCGCGCCAATATTCAATCCGGCATTGCTCGTGGTGGATGCTGGCGTATTCAACTTACCAGTCATCGTGTCTCCAGCCTTCAAAACCGTGGTGCCTCCCTCTGTTATTTTGCCAGTTGTAGTCCCGAAGTCCGCTGCAACCGTGCCAGAAGTCGTTATCGTCCCGCCAGTTAACCCTGTCCCTGCCGTGATGCTTGTTACCGTGCCGCTGCCTCCGCCAGTTGCTGCGGTCGTTTGAACCGTGCCGTCACTGAACTTAATGCCTGTCGCATCGAGCTTTAACCCAACAGTTGCATCTGGGTCTGTCCCTATCCCAACGCGCCCACTTGCCGAAATAACAAATGCAGTTGCGTCTGGGTTTGCTTCATCCTCTACCCTAAATGCTTCTCCTGTGCCAGTTTGCGTTATTCTTACTGCCGTGGACGCGCCTTGAGCAGTAAAGGTTGCAGCTTCACGAGTTCCCGTATTTGAAACTGAGAGTACAGCAGATGCATTTGACGTTGAGCCAATGACTTGCGGCTGGCTGAACGTATTCTGCTGCGTTAGCCCTGCCGCATTGAATGTGGATGTACCTGCTCTCCAAGACAATCGGCTCTGGTTGGAAATCCAAATGTCGCCGGAGGCAAGCGTTGACGGACTTCCTCCAGAGAGGGGCGCACCGATGTTGAGCTTGGCCTCAGTGTCGGTCGCAGCGACAGTGAGCTTCCCTGTCATTGTGTCGCCAGCTTTCGCGACTGCGCCCAATGCAGTCAAAGCTGCCGCTGCGGTCGTTGCGCCAGTGCCCCCATTCGCAACATTCAGCGTCCCCGCAAGCGTTATCGTTCCGCTCGTCGTTACGGTTGGGTTCGTTACTGTAAACCCCGTTGTTCCAGCGGATAACGTGACGCTTGTCACCGTTCCCCCTCCACCGCTGCTTGCAGTTGGAGCCCATGCTGTCCCATCCCACGCGAGAACTTGTCCTAAAGTTGGCGCAGTTGCAGAAACCGCTCTGTTTTGAATGCGAGCTACAGTTGCTGTTGAAGCTCCAACGCCAGAGGTTGTTACGTCTCCTGTGAGCGATGTGATTCCTGCTGTTGACTGAACTGAATTGTCTCCAAACGTAAGTGCCCCTTGAGTGAAAATTCCTCCAGTATCGACTCGCAACGCATGAGATGAATTTGGCGTTAATCCAATTCCGAGATGTCCATCGTGGGAAATTGAAAGAAGATTAGCACCGACAACAAGTGCGTATCCATTTCCAGATTGCGTTATTGACAGCGCAGCTGAATTGATGTTTGTGGCGATTGCCAATGCGCCAGACATCGAGTCTCCGGCCTTGAGCACCGCAGTTCCTCCTTGCGTTACTGTCCCATTCGTCGTCCCGAAGTTCACCGCAATCGTCCCAGACGATGTAATCGTGCCGCCCGTAAGGCCCGTGCCAGCAGTGACGCTCGTTACGGTGCCAGTCCCTGATACAGTCTTTGGCTCCCAAACGCTTGTCGTCGCATTCCACGCAAGCAGTTGATTTGCAGTCGGCGCAGTCGCAGAGATGTTGCGCCCTTGAAGTTGCGTTGCATTCCCGCTTGCTCCGCCGCCCTGCGCGAGCACGGTCAGCAAATCGACGACGAGCCCACGGTACTCTGCGGTGCCGAGAATGGTTGGGATTTGGATTGTCAGACCAGTCGCTTGTTGAAGCAAATCAACAACATACTGCCGAAATTGAGCGGTTGAGTAAATTGGCATGGCAGCGAAAAAATGATGTGACTTGACGGCTGGCATTTCTGCCAACCGTCCATGTCACACCACTTTAGATGGTGCAGGTCGTCACACCGAGGTTTTCGCCACAACGCTTGTAAGCGATTGCAGCTACGTTCTGCGGGCGAATCGGCTGATACGCACGCTGAATCTGGTAAATATGCTGACCGTAGTCCCCGTACATATTGCAGTCATTGTCGCGAAAGTACGTCCACTCCAACTCGCCAGCGAACAACTGAGGTGCCCACTTAAAGGTTCCCTCGCCCGTGTAAGCCTCTGGCGTAAGCCGCTTAAACGAGTCTCCACCAATGACCAACGCGATTTCATATGTCGCATTGACCCAATCCGCATTGCGTCTTGTTGCAAACCCGAAGCTGGCATTGGCCTTTGCGATTGGGCTGATGAAGTTTGGCCTACCGTTAGCGTCTAACGTGTTGAACCGCAAAGGCTGCTGGTCAATCCCGAATGCAAACCCGCGATAGCCTTGGAACTGATACCCCTTGATGGACTCTTCCCCCAGCTTGAAGGAACCTGCCGACAGGTAGTTCAGGTCTTCCTTTACGTCCGCGTCGTTACGCAGCTTTTCGATTGCGTCCGCACTGGCGATGACCTTGAAGAATTCCCCTTCAGCCGTCGTAAACGGCTCTGCGAGCATTTCTTCGCGGAGGAAGCTGCCGAGACGATAAAGAGTCCGGAAGTTCAAATCTCCAGTCGGAAGATTGGTTGATGCACCAAACGTCGTGTTGATTTGCTGCATATCCCCAATCACATTTGAGTTGAAAGCCGTAGCAGCCTTCACCACATATTTGATGCCGCATTGATACTGCAACTGGTAGCGAATGTCTGCGTTGATGATTTGCAGAATCGTCTTCTCCAGAGCGATTTGCGCTTGCAGGTACGCATTTTTAAATGCAGTGCGAGCGGTTTTAACGCAAACACGCGGCCCACGTCCGCGAAGCGATTGGAGCTTGAACGAATATTCGGTCGAGCCGACATCGTCAGGAGTCGCTCCGGTTCCGCACATATTGATGTCGTCCGTAAATGCTGGCGCAGCAATGTTTTGTACGGAGTTCGGATACGCGATTTCCTGCACAACGCTGCGAACAGTGTCGGACACATTCGGGAGCGTCCCGCCTTCAAGCACGTTGATGTACGGACTCTTACGAGCGAGCGTCTTTGCGATTTGACCAACAATGCGGTTGGTGTCTTTTGCAGCGAAGTTGTTCGCTACTGCGATATCAATACAGTCATTAGGCATATGATTTTAAAGAAGTTAGAGAGTTGGAGGTTGTGTGCTCCGCTCGCGGATTTTGGCGAGACAAAGCGATGCCACCGATGGTGACAGTTTGGTTCTCGCCCACGGCACGCTTGGGCAGTTATTGCGGCCTGATTGCAGGTTTTGTTGACTCCTGCTAGTCGCTCCCATTCGGAGGGAGTGCGCCGAGCTATTTCTGGAACTAGCTCAAACCTCGATTGAGGTCAATAGGCTTTTTTGATGAATCGACAAAAAAATAACCCCCGCCCCAAAAAGGAGCGGAGGTTGATTTGCTTCTCAGCCTAGAACACTGGGATTGCCAAATCGATGTGCGGGATATGCCCACTGGCTTGTGCCATCCTGCAAAACGCCTCATCTCCAGTGAGTTCTGGTTGAGGCGTGAAGAATTGAAACGGCTTGCTGTCAACCGCTCGCGCAGGGAATGTCTTTATAATGTCCTGAAGCGCACTGCGATGGATGAGCATACAGTCGCTGCTAGTCCATTTTACACCTTCAATGCGATTCGGGAGGATGTCTGCCATTTCTGGGTTGATGGCTGAATCGGCCTTCAAGAGTCCGTTTCGAGGTGAGCCAACAAGCGCACCCACAACGGTTTTTCCAGCCGCAAACATTCGCTTCAAAACGTGCCGCTCTAAAATGTCATCAGAGAATGCTTTGGAACGCTCAACAAAAAGCCCGCGCAGCACTCCCGCTCGCCCAACAGCGGGCGTGTATTGCTCGCCGAGCAGGAAGAGCCACTGGCTTTCAGCTTCCTTGAGGAATCGGTCGCAGATGCTGTTTTTCGCGTCGTGAACAGTGTCCTGCGAGAACTCCCAATCAATCCGCAACCGCTCTTTTCCGCAATCAACAGCAAGAGCCAGCAATGCGATAAGCGTGCGCTTGCTCGCCTCATGCACCCAAGGAAGGCCCAGTGTGATTTCGCGCCCCTCCCAGTCCGGCGTGAATCGATTGTTGCCGCGCTCGGTTTTCGACTCGTTCAGCGCGAGTGATTTGCGCTTTCGCTCAACGGGCTGAGGCTCCGGCTCTGACTTCACTTCAGGTTCCGGCTCAGGCTCCGGCTGCGCCTCCGCAAGTTGCTCAGGAGCAGATTCCTGCACGTCGTCAAACGAGTCGGTCTCAAACGGGTTGAGGGATATCTCTTCGCCTTCCTTTAGGTCTTTTGTTTTCGTTCTGATTATTTTCATGGCTTTATTTATCTTTCAGCTTCACTGAGTCCTGCCTCGATTGCGTCAAGCGGATTCATGCTAATCCTTGAGGCAGAAGACACTTGCGGTTGAGTAACAACAGTGGATGCGTTTGACTTCGGCATCCGGCCCGCTCCGCTCACGGCTCCCATCCGCCCACGAAGTTGATTCAACTCGGCGAGCAGCGAAGCCTTTTCCTTCTGCTCGACCTCTAGTTGGTGCGTCAGAATGTGCGAGAGCGTCGCCGCTGCTGCAACCGTCGCCGCATCCTTCACCGTCTTCGGGTAGAGAGCAGACATATACTTGCCCTCCAAGTCTTTAACGTATTCGTTGTGTGAGTTGATTTTCGCAAGCTCTTCTTGAGAAGCATTTTGCGGAACTTCTTTGTATCTGAAGGCGGGAATGTCCTTGGTCAGTTCGTCAACGTGCTTCCAAGCCTCTTCGTGGTTTTTGTTAAAGTTCTGCTGGAACTCCTCCATCTTGTTTTTGTACCACCCGTCCGCATTCTGCTTTGCGTTTTCAATCTCGGACTGCATCTCAGCTTCGATGTCGTCGAGTTGCGCCAGTGCGTTTTCGATTTTTCGAGCGTCGAGGTAGGTCTCTTCGGAAGCAGCCAGCTTGTCGATGACGTTGGTTTTCCACCATGACAACGGAACCTTGCTCGGCCCGCCCACGTTTTGAATTGCGGTGATGGTCTCATCGCTCGCTTTCCACTTCTTGAGCAACCCGTAAATCCCTTGCGATGCCTTGTCGATTTGGTCAGAGAACTTCTGGCGGAATGATGGGTCATTCTGAATGTCGAACGTCGCCTTGAACTTTTTGAGTTCCTCATAGTCCTCCGGCGCAGTCGTTTGCGGTTGCCCCTTTTCAAGCTCCGCGATGCGCTGCCTAAGCTGTTCAGCTTCAGCGGCTTGCTTTTTGTATGTCGCAGCGGTTTCTCGGAGCCTCTGCCAGTTTGAGCGATTCTTCTCGCTCATACCCTCCGGCTCTGCAATCGCAGAAATGTCGTCGTCAGGCGTTTGCTGTTGTTGTTGCTGCGGCGTTGACTGCTGAGATTCAGCGAGCTTCTGAGCCTGTTCAGCAAGTCCTCCTTCCGACGTGTTGTCGCCTGACGCGCCAGAATTTGCTGACTCTTCAGCGTCTAACATCGAGTCGATGTGCGCCTCTAATTCGCCGATACTTGCTTCGCTGTCGAGATTGTCTCCGCCAAAATCATCTTCGGTTCCGTCCATAATTACATCTGCGCGTGTTTGGTTCCCCCGTCGTTGTCTTCATCCTGCGCTTTAAGCAGCCCCATGATAATATCCACGGCTCGCTCGTAGCCCTGTTTGTACTTTGCCTCCAAGGCTACCTCTTCAATGTTTGCGCCTAAAACAGGCGGGCACTGCGATTTAAGAAGCTCGATGAGCTTCCCTTTTGCTTTTGCGTTGTAATCGCGCAAAAGTGTTGTGTCTTCTGGTTTCCACATATGTGTTTATACTGCTGATGTTTGCGGTTTTGGCGGATTGGAAATCTCCGAAATGACTTGATTCTGCGATGGGCCGCTTTGGTTTGTATACGCCTCTCCGGCAACTCCTTGCATTGCTGCGCTTGGGCGACGCGGAGCACCTCCACCTCTTGGAGGAGCGGCTGCTGGCTCGATATCTGGCGGAGGCGGAACATTTTGCCCGCGCTGAATCTGTTGCGCGGCCAGCTTGTAAAGCTCCTTGAACGGCTCCAACTGCTCGCGAGGTGCTCCTTTGGCTTCGGCGTTTTGAATGTGCTGCGCGAAATGTCCAAAGGCCGCGACGAGCGGCATGATTCCCTCCGGCGGAAGTCCGTTTGGCGGAATGTTTTGAATCACCGGAGCGAGCTTCGCTGCCATCGTGTTGAGGTGAACCATGTCATTGTCGCGAGGAGAAATCGGGACTTCCTGACCAGCGATAATCGATTGCAACTCAATGATTTGCTGGCGAGTCGCTTCGATTGCAATCGCCTCAACAGAGTCTTTCGGAAGGATGACTTCGTTTGCAATCGTCTCGCCCAGCTTGCGCGTCCAATCCAGCTTCATCAGCTTGTCTTGGTCGATGTTCGGATTGCCCATGTACTTGGTAATCATCAGGTCGAGAATCTGTAAATCCTGAGCCGTCGTATCTGGGTTCAGTTCAGCCGCTGGCGAGAATGCCATGAGCAAAATGTCAGACGGAGGCAGGTTGCGCTCCATCATCTGGTAGCAGCAGTTGACCGCATCTTCGTCGAGATGGCGCGGGACTTCAAACGCCACAAGGAACGGAGGCATCTGCATTGAAGACTGCTCAAACGCATCGACGACTTCGCGTCGTGCCCAAACAGCGTTCGGGTCAACCTGCCGTGCTAGGTCAACCTTGAGCTTCAGGTCGGCTGCTGCCTTGATATGCTCAGGATGAGCAATCCCGCGCTGCATCCGCTCGACAGCGAGTGAGAACTGCCGCGAGAAGCGCGTCAGGATGCCCTCGCGAATCTGATTTTCGATGGAGGCGATGCGATTGATTTCCGAAGCCGTCTTTGGGTCGCCTTGATTCATCGCTGACGACGGCAAGAACGTGCCAATCTGGATTTCAGCGAGTCTCGACTGGAAGTTGTCGAGCATGATGAAGTCTTGAATGTCGGCAGGAGGCGACTGGGGGATGACTTCGTAACCTTCTGAAACGATTGCGATTGGGTTGCTAACCGTGAGAGGAGCAATGTTTGGCTTTGCGAGCGGCCCCTTTTTTAGGAGCAGCAGAGAGCGCACTAAAGTGTTGTCAACTACAAGGTTGCGCGACTTGTCGATGGCAACGTGCGTGTTGTAAAGGTCGCGACCGACACCGCGAGAAGACATCAAGTTGCCGTTCCCGATATCAACAGAGAAGAGCGCGAGCGCGTCCGACATCTTTGCGTAGCGGTCAAGCTGAGTGCAAATTTCGTCGCCCGTTTTGTCGTCAACGAGGTAGCGGGAGACGCGCCCATGCGGCTCACGAACAACGACTTCGCCCAAGTCAACGTACTTTGCGTCCGACTCGTAGGAAGCCCCGTAACTGCCCTCGCGAATCCAATCCTCTACCCGCCGAGCGTCGTCGTCGCTATTAAGCGAGCGTCCAGTGGGAGTCGCGCTGTTGATGGCTTTGATGAGGTTTTTGAGGTGCCATCCCGCCATCACCGAAATGTCCGGAACCTCCAGCACGGGCAACAACTCCGCAATGAGATACCGACGCTTGCGTGCAAAAATCGGCGTCGCATCAGCCACTTGCGGCTGCTCGACGGAGAAGAAAACGTAGTCTTGCCGGAGGAAGTCGGGCTTCCAGTCGCGTAAATCGTCCCAAATCAACGCACAATAACCAAAGACCGTGTTTTCATGCACAACCTGCGCCACAAGGTCATCAAAGCCGCGCCAAGACCGAATGCACTTGGTTATCTCTTCGCGGAAGATTTTCGTTTTACGCTCCGAGTCAACCGACTCAATAGGGTACTTCGCAAACGTCAGGGAAGCAGCCTGTTCCACCGTCGCCTTGAATGGTGCCTGAACGCGGCCAGCCATCGTCGAGAGGAATCCGGTCGGGCGATTGCTGCGCCAGTTTTGGCCCATGCTCTCCAGCTTCTTCGGCTCGTATGGAGTTTCGTTGTTTAACTTCTTCTGAATCAACTGGTTCTTGCGGTTGCGCTCCAAGTTCTGCTGTTTCAGGCGTTTATAAGCCGAATACGCCTGAGCAGCGTCGCGGAACGTGCGTCGAACCTTTAGCGTCTTTGGGTCAACGGTATCGTTGCTGTCGTTCGTTTTGTCGCTGACATCAAGACGCAGCCCACGCGGCCTATCCCCGACATTTTCAATGCGAGGTGCTTTGTCCGCGAACTTGTCCGTTATGCTTGGGTCGAAGGGTTTTGCTACGTCTGCCATATCGTTATTGGTTGAGCCAGCACGCTTTAGGAAGCGGACTTGCAGGATTCAGGAAAGCGGTTTTGTCGAGCCAAACAGCGGTGCGGTTGCAGTGCCGCATGACGTTGCACGCTCCAAGTCTTTTGCTCGTCGTTGTGTCCCTCGCGGAGCGGATTGCAGCCGTCGTTCGCTCGACCGCATTAATGCAACTTCCGCATCCGCTCTTCCACTTCACGTTGTGGTCGCACCGCTTGCAAATCTCAGCCCGCGCTTCTGCGACGCCCGCATCAACCCCAAGCGGTTCATTTTGCTGGTTGATTATTGAGGCAGACCATGCTTGCAAATCGTTAAGCAATGCTGGCTCGGCTACTGGCGAAGTAAGTGGACGCTGTAAATGCTGCTCTGTGTCATAAAAATGACAAAAATAAGGCCAGCGCAAACAGAAGTATTCGTGAATCTCAGGCTCAACGTCTTTGTACGGAATGCCATTCTCTGCGCGATACGCCTCAATCACGCTCACAAGATGCTCCACTGAATCTCCGCGCAGAATCACATCCCCTTCTGGGAAGTGAAACCCGTTTGGTGGAATCATTCCTTGAATCAGCTTCATAACACAAACTCATGCAAGCACTTCGGGCAAATCGTCGTATCTTTCTTCGGCTTTTCCTCTTTAGGCTCAGGCACTTCCGCTGGCGAGCCAATCATATCCGCAATCTCCTGCTCTGTGAATCCGACGACCGTCTTGAACGATGGGTCTGCCTCCAGAATCGCATCGAGTTCCGAGGACAGAACGTCGTCGTCCCACGCCGAAAGCTGGGCGAGTCGGTTGTCTGCGATGGTGTACGCCCGAATCTCGGCCTCAGACAGGCCGGAAAGCCGGATGCATGGCACCTTTTCAAGGCCCAGTCGGCTCGCTGCGAGAGCGCGACCGTGACCAGCCACAATCCGGTTGTTTTCGTCAACGAGTATTGGCACCGTCCAGCCGAATCGCTTTATGGACTCCGCAATGAGGTCGATTTGCGAATCGGTGTGTGTGCGCGGGTTGAATGCGTAACGAGTTAACGCAGACAGGTTTGTTTCTTCGACTTGGTATGGCTTCTTTTTGCTCATTCGACAGAGTATTTATGACGCGCCCGCTTCAGTCCGGACGGGAACTTGATTGCTTCGCTCGTAAACGACCGCTCACTGAATACCACTCGGTTCGTCGGCTGACTAGTAAATCTCCCATTGTCAAGTGCCGCGAACACGAATTCTTTCGACTGCTCCGGCTCGTCTGAAAACCCGTCGTTGAATGGGGCAGCGGTGAAGACGTACTCGCCTTGAAACTTTCGGTTGCCGCACTGAGCGACGAGCGGGAGTCCGCAGAGGTAGGTGTACGCGATGGTTGAGAACTGCCAGCCGTAGCATCCCCACTCCTGCGATGCGCGTGGCCCCCATCCATCAACGGGACGCTCTCGGCTTGCGAGTGCGTGCAGCGGAAGCCCCCTGTAAATGGCTCCGCTCTCAAGCATCACCGAGCATCCCCACATCCTTGCTGGCGTGGATGTTATTGCGAACCAAACCGCAGGGATGAATCCCTGTGGTTTGATGTGCGTGAATCGCGAGTCCACCCAAACGTACTGATGCCGAGGGAGTTCCCCAGCGAACGTGTACATCATTCGCTTTCTTCCTCTTTATCAATGATTTGCTGAGTCGCTCTAATCAGTTCGGATGCAATGCATTTCAACAAATCAGCATCGAATGTTTTTTGTCCGATGTTGACAGCGACGCTTGCCTCTCCATTAGATGCTTTGGCGCAGATAGTTACAACAGCATCCAAGTTTTGGCTATGTAACACAAACTTCGCTGCATCGCGCATGATTTTCTGCGCAGTCTCAAGCTCATGGGGCTGTTCTTGGCTCTCGCTTGCGGACTCTTTGTGATGGTACGCACCGTTGATACCATCCGGCAGGTGCTGCGTGCCATCAAAGTCGTCGCAGTCGTCGAACTCGTTGAGTGGTCTGCTTACCATTAAGCCTCCTTTTGGAAAACGCCTGATGGCAACATCTTGCCTTTGCGGTTGCGTATCTGCTCCCATGCGGCACCAAGGCAAGACTGCAAGCTAAAGCCCTCAAGGTGAGCAACATTGATGAGGCAGACCGTTATGTCTCCAATCGCGTCGGAGATTGCATCACGGTTGAACGCCGCTGCAACGCCATCGGACTTGCCCGCCCGCATGAGCGCATCGGCAAGCTCGCCGACCTCCGAGACGGCTTTCATAAACTGCGCGAGACTCGTCGAATGCTCGTAAATGCCGCGCTCCTCAGACCACTGCCGGACGGCAGCTTCAAGGTCATTTAATGTCATGGCGTCGAATGTCGTATTGGTTTTCCGGCGAGCAAATCCACGCCCCCTTGCCTCCCGCGTACTCGACAAACTCGGTGACTCCACCTTCGGATTTTGCGACTGCGAGTATAACTTCGACTGCTTTCCTTTTGCCCCTAAACGCGACTTCGACTTCGCGTCCGTTTCGTTTGACGTAGTACATTGTCTTGTAATGGTTTGTACAGGGTAGCCTCCCATAATTAATCCACGATGTGCCAGTCTTCGGAGAGCATATCCGTCTGTGAGGCAAGCCAACCGCTGAGGACAATCATTCCCGACACAATTTGCAGATGCATCCCCTTGCCGTTCCAGCCAGCGCGTGCAACGCGCTTGCCAAGCTTCATGGCTTCGATGGCCGCTCCGAACGTAATCCCCTCCACTAGCCGATACGCCCTCTCAAAAACCTCCTTGGGACTCCAAGAGATGTAGCCATCGAAGTCGGAGTGGTTTGGCGTTCCGCCATCCGTATATTCGACGAGATAGCCCTCTTTTGCCGAACTCTCGTCTGGTGGCATTTTCCAGCCGCGCAGGTCGTTGTACTCGCCAAGCGTCATTGGCTTGGCGTTAATAATTTTGGTGCCGATGTATGTATTCATGTTTTGGTTGGCCGTACTCTCCGACCTGTCACACCACTCTTATGCGTCGCCATCGGCATTACCCGTGACCGCGAGCGGCAGGTGTCGCAAGGTTTGTTACGCGAGGGCAGGTTCGGGTTTCGCTGTCGTAACTTCCTCAACGAAAGCGTTTACCTGCGCGACGAGTTGTGTGTCGATGTGCGTTTCGGCGAGCTTCTTAAGCAGCGTAACTGCCTGAGCGAGACGCGCTTTCGGCCCTTTGCGAACAGCTTTCCGACCTTTCGGCGCGAGCAACTCACAAGCCTTTTCAAAACCGAGCGCGTGCAGTCGCGTCCAGTTTGAAACAGTCACGCCGGAGATTCCGTACTTTTGTGCAATCTCGGCGATGGTTGCGGTTTTTCTAGCTTCAGCGACGGACTCAACTTTCGCCCACCGCTCCTGTAGTTTTTCGATTCTGGTCATATATTTATGTCGTCAGTTGACGAGCACTGCTTATGCACTGTTGCGCACCGTGAGTCAACACGCTAATCGCTGAAGTCCACGAAGATGTTTGATTCATCGATGACGGAGCGATGCACAAAACGCTCTGTCTGAGGCTTTTCTTTAAGCATTCTCTGCTCGACTCCAAATCGATGCCGGACGAGATAAACCAACAGAGATAGCGAATCGAGCGCGTCGGGCGATGGTCTGCGTGTTCTTTTGCAGTACTCCTCCTTGCTTTCTACGCGGACAAGCCCAAGTCCCTTTTGTTTGTATCTGCGTGCAGTTGCCTGACTTACAAGGTCGGCGGAAATGTGACCGTGCCGGATTTTGAGGTACTCGAACTCGACCCAGCGTGCGACGCCGAAGACAAGCTCCGTGACAACTCCGTTGTAAAGCTCTGATGCCGAGCGACTATCGTCGGCGAAGATTGGTATGTCGGAAGCCGCGCTGCTGAAGTTCAGGCCCATTGTGTCCTCGCCGAATCGCGAGCAGAGCACGTCGTGGATGCCCGCTCCGTTGCCCGTGCGGTCAACGATGAGGCCGGATGGCGCGATTTTCATCTCGCGACAAAAGGCCGCGATTGCCTCGGCCTGTTCGAGCGTCGGCTTTTTCGGGAAGGGCATCTGCGCGTCGAGTTGCAGCACGTTGCGCGGCCCATCCGGAAACTCTTTGAACGTGCCATCCAGCCCCTTCCAGCCGTCCGAAAGCCCGTAACGACCGTGAGAGCACATCACCTTGTCGTTGCCCTCCAGAGCCAAGTCGAACGCCGCCAACGGGACGACAGGGCCGATGAACCGCACGATGCCCATCGCCTTGTCCATGAGGTTTGGGCCGATGATTGCCATCGCCGCGCCCTCCTCCGGAAACCAGCCTCGAGCCATCGTCATCGCCTCAGCAGTGTGTCCCCGCTTCATGTACGACATAAAGCCCTCGTAAGTCTGTAGACCGTGGTGGATTATGCGCCTCTCGACTACGTTTTCGCAACGTGCGGCGTCGAGGCGCAGGACGTGGAATCCCATGCCGGACTCCCACTCCCAGTCCTCCTCACAATCGACGCTCCCCCAGCCCCGCTCCGGCTCGCAGCGTTGGCCGAAGTCGGAGGTTCGGTCTTTGGGATTGCTCGCGGCGAAGATTTTGACGCGGTTTCGGTCGTGCTTTAAATCGACCGTGGAGAGGATGTTGTTGATGCCCTCCCAGACTCCCGCCGGAATCTCCTCAGCCTCATCGAGGACGACGTGGGTGCGGCTCAAACGCCCCCAGCGCGGATGCTCCGGCCCAGACCTCGGCGACGGATGGAACCCACGCAGCGTACCGTGCCCGCTCTCGCCCCTTGGGATTGCGACAAGGTGGATGCCTTGCTTGCTGTCTGCCGTGACCTGCAACGACCCTTGCAGGTCGTCCGCAACCTCGGTCAGCGGGCGCACCAACGCGCTCCGGTGAAAGTTGCGGATGGACGCGAATATGTTGCGCTCCGCGTGCTCCCGCGTCAGCGAGACGACCTTGATTGCTGTCCACGCAGGGTCTCGATACCAGTCGAGGTAAAACCATGCTCCGGCCCCATACGATTTGCCCATCGCTCCCGCCCCCTGAATGAGGAGCTTGTCGTGCTCAAACAGGCAACGCCAAGTCTCGCGAGATGAGAGCGGAGTCCAGTCGTATGCGCTTGAACCCCAAAGGATTGTGGCAGCAGCCTCAAACTGGTCGTTGTTGAGCAGTGCCATAACGTACTGCCGCACAACGTCTTCGGCTTGTTCAAGCGTCAGTCTCCTTTGTCCTCGGAGCGTCGAGAAGTTCTGCAGGATGATTCCGGCAGCGTGAAGGATGCCGGACTCCTCATCGGCCTCAGCAGCAGCACGGATGCGTTCGGCAGCGGCCAGTGCGCGTTGGACGGGCGTTATCAATTGAGGAACAGCGGGGTTTGTGGCCCAACGTAGGCTTGGAACGTGTTGAATTCCAGATACTCAACGGCTTCGTCCCAGTCCATGCCTCGCTCGACAAGGCACTCGATGCAAAGCAGCTTGCTGTACACTGCGCGAGGGGGCGGGCCGATGATTGGGTCTCCGTCGAGCCAGCCAACGAATGCCCCGTCGAGTCCGTCCGCGAGCAACAACTCGACTTCCGCGTCTTTGCAAAGCCGTTCAATCTCTTCGCGAGTCATTTTATGCATATGCAAGAAACTCAAGTCCAGTGCCTTGGATGGATGGCAGCTTGCCGTCCGGCCCGTAGATGCCCGCTCCGGCGGGGATGATTTTGTCGGGAGGCTGCGCTGAACCCATCGTCCCTGTGGGGCCGGAGCGCGGCAGCGTTTTGGGGGCGAGCACTGCAAGTCCGGCAGGAGCTTGAATACCAGTGTATTTTGCTATCAGGTTGATTTCCATAAAGTTGGTGGGATTGGCGGGAATCGAACCCGCGACCAAGCGATTATGAGTCGCACGCTCTAACCTCTGAGCTACAATCCCTTAAGTTTTTGGCGTCGCCATCACCTCGGTCAGGCTCGGCGTTCCGGAGCGCGGCTCGACCTTGTACATGGACAAGTCCATCGGTGCCTTTGCGCTTCCCGAAATGACCTTTGGCTCAACGATTTCCGCTTCGAGCCACTCCTTCGGCGGGCGACTGTTGCGACCGTAGAGTTCAAAGGTGAGGTTGAGTTTCTCGTTCTCGACTTGGAGCTTCTCCGGCGCGAATTCGCCAGCGAGCTTGGCGTCGGCGAGGAGCGCGGCGAGTCGGTCGAAGGTCGCCTCAACCGTGCCATCGCCCTTCCGGACGATTTTGGTAGGTACGCTTCCCTCAGCCATTTGCCGGAGCAGGTCACGCTTCTCGTCGATTGCCATGAGCGACCGACAGTTGACCTCCTCGCGTATTTGCTGAATGCGTTCGCGAATCTCAATTCGCTTTGCAAGTTTGCATCCGTTGACGCGGGCAGTTGTCGCTTTGACGTGAGGCTGCACGCGTAGATATGCAGCTTGCTGGTCTAGCCCTTCAGCAATGCCCCAAGCGAATCTTTCGTGGAGTCTGTTAGTCAATCGGCCCACGTTAGTCGGTTGCGATTAGTTTTGCGAATGTCGTAAGTCACTTGTCTTGTGCAATCTATGTATACTCAGGGGAATGAGCTTGACATTTCAGGCTCATCCCCCCTTGTATAATCCCCCCTGTGGGTCTTTTACTCAGGCTGCGAATCTACATCGCATGAAGCATCAGCAGAGCATGAGGATTGAACATCGCACGATGGCTCGCTCGAATCTGCTGCTTTCTGTTGCTCCTTAATGATGGCATTCTCAATCGCCATCATTCGCGTCGTGAGGATTGCGCTCAAGAGCGGTGCGTCGTTCTCTGGCTTCTCGTCGATTCGCTCAACTGCCTCATCGAACGAGTTTTCCAGACTAATCCATGCGCCGGAGTCGATGTGGACAATGATGGTCTTCTTCTCCTCGGTGAAATCGCCAACGATGAGAAAGTACCGAATCTTGCGACGAGTGTTCGATGCGAACACTTTATCGAGGATGTCGAGCTTACTTTCGTGGGGCTTACTTGCAAACGCTTCAGGCTGCGATGCTTCCGTTATTAGTGTATCTTGTTCTTCCATTATCTTTTGATTTTGAACAGCTTACAAAGCTGCTTTCTGTGTTCTGCTTTGATTCCGAGAGATGTTGGGCGCGACCCATCCCGTGAGATTGCGAACTCAACAGGCACTTCGTGCTGGTTGAGAAACTCAATTGCCTCATGGTCAGGGTTTTCCACCTTCGTCCCCTCGAAATGCATTGTAAGTGTCTTGCCGCGATTGATATATGCGAGCTTGACCCTATCCGCTCTTTTTGCCGTTGATGGGAGGTATCGGACTTCTACCTCGTCAAGGAACAATGTGTCCATATTCGTGTTCTATCGTTTGATTTTTTTATGACAAGTTTTTTTGTTTACAACAGCGGAATCTGGTTCGGGTCAACTGGGGGTGACTTATGCAAACTGATTTGCTGCGCTATTTCTTTTTGCAATTTGCTTATTTCTAGCTGCTTATTCTCTATCTCGTCTTCGATTTCTGCCATCGCAATATCAAGCTCATTTAACTCCCACTGGAATGCTTTCAGTTCCTTCTTGAGCGATTCAAGTTTCTGCTCCTGAAGCGTAACGCACGCATCTTCAATGCAATGCGCCAGAATCCTTTCGTCACCAAAGACGTAAACCATTGCGCCAACGGCATCTGCGCGGCACTTGATGTGCGATGACTGCCTTGTCCAGTTGCCATGCTTCTCTCCATGCCGTTGCCCCCAAACGGGTTCAACGCATAGCACATTCGATTTCAAGTTTGATGATTGCATATTCCTCTGCGAATAATGACTTTACATGGTCTATCTCTTCTTGAGTCATATAAAACTCAATGTTTTCCAGAATCCGGTTGGCTGCTTTCGCAATCTGAACCGTTTTTTTGTTTTGTTTCTTGCTCGTTTTCATTTTGGTAAAGGTGTGGGGCGCAGTCTCTTGATACGCACTTCCAGTCTCCGCATGGGCCAAACTCGTCGTGGTCAGCTTGCCACTCCATGAGGTCGCCGCACTTCACGCACTCCGGCCCATCGGTGTCTTCCGGCACATCTGTGAGCCATCTGTCGAGCCATCGAGGGTCAAAACTCACGGCTGCACCTCCTCCCATTTGCCCAGCGTGTGGAGAAACGCCTCTGCGCGTTGGCGTGCGGTGGCTTTTGCGCAGGATGGCTGAGTGTCGCCTAGGTGTACGCAATAAATATCCCACTCATCAAAGGTGGTCAGCACCTTCTCCGCCTCGTGCATCGCGTTGAGGTCGGAGCAGTAGTCTGGCCACTCAGTAACCCAAACACTGCCTTTGCCATTTGTGCGCACAACTGGCTTGTTGTTCCACCCACACGCTTCGGCAATAGCGCGGTTGATTTGCTCGTCGGTCACGGCTGCACCTCCTTTCTCTTGGTTGAGTACTCAACAAAGACGTGCCGAATCCAGATGTAAGCCTTGCCGCAACTGCCGCACTCACTTTCTCCGCATTCGTCATTGTCGCATCCAAGCTCCCATGAATCATAGTCCTCGCGGCCACAGTACGGGCACACGGCGTTGTCTGTGTATTTGTGGTCAATCTTCTTACTCACGGCTGCACCTCCTCATCTTTCACGAACGCCCCGCTCGCGGACATCTTGCCTGTTCGGTGTTTGATTGTGTTCCATGCCCTCGCATAGCAGTAATGCAGGTTCCAGCCGTTCATGGCGCACAGGTTTGTGAGACAAACTATCACATCGCCAATCGCGTCTACAGCATCATCGCAGTCACCCTTGATGATGGCATCGGCCAGCTCGCCCATTTCGCTAACCGCCTTCAATGTCTGCGCTTTGGAGTCGGAATGCATAAGTATGCCCCGCGCATCAGCCCACGCGACGACCTGTTGCTCGATTTCTTCAATGCTCATGCCTGCACCTCCTTCTTAAGCTCGGCAATCAGCGCGTCGGCGACTTGGAGTGCAATCATTGCAACTATCTCTGGCCCTCCTGTTTGCTTCACCGGAAAATCGTGGACAATCCCCTGCATCGCCGCACGCGCCATCGAAATGCGTTCCCTCTTCCAATCAATCGGCAATGTGATAAATCCATGCGCCAGCGGAGGATTGATAGGCGACGACATACAATGCGGCTCATGGAATTGACCGCATACCTTGCAAGCAAATCGTCCGCTCATTTCGAGTCCTTCCTTTCTCCCTGAACCTTAACCATTTCAAGACGGTCGATTTCGCGTTGCAAATAACACCTCGCTTTGCGTAAGTCGATAACAGTGTCACCTTTAAGACCTGCCCGCCAAACGTATTTAATGACGTTCCCAAGGTTAAAGTTAAACCCCTCAGCCACATCGATACATTCAATTCCACTTGGGTGGAGGTTGTAGTGTTCGGGGTGGTCAACATCCCCGTGGGGTAATTCGTTATGTTTAATCATTGGTTTTTATTTGATTGTTAATGTTATACTGCTTTGTCCGAATGCTTTATAAGTTCCGCGATGAATGCCTCACTCGCCTCATCGTCGTCCAGTTGTGATTGGTCGCACTTGAACCGCTCTAAGTCGTTGCGGTTAAAGAAAATCTGCACCTCGAAACTGCCCGCTTTTGTTTTCTTGAAGAACATGATTTTCCCCTTTTCGATGATGGTTTCTTTCGGAACCTTGTAAAAGTCTGAGCCATTGACCTTTACAACGACATTCCGGAACAACGGCAACTTGAGCAGGTTGTAGTTGAACCCATACGAGTTGCTCTTGTGGTGGAGGTGTCGAAACGAGTCCCGCTCGACGTGAAGCGTTGAGCCAACAATCGTGCCAAGGTTGCGAGCAAAATTCTCGCTTGCTAACCGGAGCTTCACTTTGCCTTTTTCGACAACAAGTTCGTTGCCCTCGTCGTCCTGTTTTTTATATGTGTCCGCTGTATTCATACTACTTTGTTTCTTCGTCGCCGTTTTGGGGCTGTTCTGTTTGTTTTCGGGCCATATCGTTGAGCAGTGACTCCGCAAGGTCGAGAGCAGCGTCCTGTTGCTCCCTCGTCCCTGCCCCTGCAATGACGAGGTTGTGGAGTGCGCGGACGGTTGCGATTGCGACCGCTCGCATGGGCTGCTCGCCCTGCCACTCGGAGACTACGCGCCACTCCTCCGGCGAGAGGTAGCTCCCCCCTCGGATGGTTGCGCTTTTTGCCAGTGCTGCCAACGCTGCACCGCAGCCAGACCCCGCCTTTTGGGCGAGGTCGGACAGCGACGGGTTGTTGGCCCATATTTTGTTGATGATGGGCGTTTTATCCATTGATGAAGCTAGGGAGCCGCGCATAAAACGCGGCGATGAATGCGTCCTTGGCCTTGCGAGCACGGCCAATCCCAGCGGCCTTGGCGAGGTCTTTGGCTGCTGCCTCGACAACCCATCCGGCGGGGGCGCACCCGCGCTCGATGGCGTTTGCCAGTTCGGCGCAGCTTTTAGAGTCACGATGATAGGGGTTTGCGAGCGGATACCAGCGACCATTTTGCTCAACCTGAGTCACCAAAACCCGCACTGAGCGCAACTCAGCGAGCAACTCAGCGTGCTGCTCGGCGCGTGCAGCGGCCTCAGCAGCGGCCTCAGCGCGAGCCGGAGCGAGGAGGTTTGCGATTGTTTTAGCGGCGATGCCGTTTGCGCTGCGCTGCCCGCCAAAGTTGGTCTCGAACCAGAGGCAATACCGCTCGTCGGACGCGAGCACGTCTGCGATTTTTTGCCCCGCGTATTTTCCCGAAGTGAACACGCTGCTGTCAGCCTCGGCCTGTTGGCGTGCCCAACGAGCGGCCTCAGCAGCCTCCCTGCGCTCCTCCTTCGCTGCCTCAATCTCAGCGGGCGAGATACCAACCTTCTCGGCGCAGGTCTCGCCGATGACCTGCAGCTTTCCGCGAAAATCGCGGATGATGACGTTATGGGCGATGTCCCGCCCGCAGTGAGAGCAGAAGCCGATGCCTTCGACGCGGGGAGCGTCCGCGAGCGCGGCGTTGTATGCGTCGGGGTTAACTTCCGCGAGGCTCGCGGCGGGCCTTGACCAGAATCCGACTACCTGACTGTTGCTGAGTTGTTCGAGTGTGTACATTTTTTTGAGTAGTTGAGTTTCGCGGGCGACCGCGCCCGCTTGATATGAATATCGGCCAAAGTTGGCCGAAAGAAAAGTATTTTTGTTGGGAAACTTGTGTCATACGGAGCGAGGGGTTGCTATCCCCCTCGCCCTCTGCTGCTTATGCCTTTGCGGCTGCGTATGCTTTTCTCGCTCCCTCGTAAACCTCGGAGAGTTTTTCGAGCCTTTCTGCTCCGGCAATCAACTCGGCATTGCCGCTATTGCGAGCAATTCTCGCGAGCTTGGCAACGGAGTTCGATGTAAAGTACGGGATGTCAACGATTTCCGACTCTTTCGGCCAAACCGGAAGCCTTCCGTCCAAGTCGTAATTTTTTGCGGCAATCGCTACGCGCCAAAAGGCTTGTTGTTCATCGTACAAATGCCCATTGATAGTCTTTTCCAAGACCTTCTGGAAATGCTCCCCAAACTTGGATAGGTCGCGTTTCGCGAGTTTCACTGCCCCAGAGAGAGCACGGATACCAGTGCGGGTTGCCTTAGCCGATGCCTCGACTGCCTCAACCTCCCTAACTGTTTTCTGTGCGCTGGGTGCCCAGTTTGCAAGCCGAGGCTCCGCCCAAAAAATGTAGTTTTTACGCCCAGCTTGCTGACTCCGAGCCAGTTGCCATGCAGTGATTTTGGGGCATTTGTCCCAGCGGTTTTTAGCCGTGCTCTCAGGCCGAGGGGTTTCCACAAACTCGGCAACCTGCTTTTTGCGGAGGGCCAGCACTTCCTCCGCGAAGGCTTTGCAAACCTCGAAGGGGAGTCTGCTTGAGCCTCTGCAAGTTCCCGCTTGGAAGCCATAGGCCAACGTGTAGCCGTGGTCGGCCAAACGATTCGTTTTTCTGTTCGCTTTTTGCAACGACCCACAAAGTTGGCAGGTGCCGTAGTGCGTTGCCCGATTATTATTGGTGCTATTGGTGCTCATTTTTTTAGGTAGGTTTTGGTTTCGCGGACAACTGCGTCCGCTTGATATGAATATCGGTCAACTCTCCTGAGTTTTAAAGTTTTTTTCTCAGGAAGTTGTGTCATACGGGGCGAGGGAGTTGTCCCCCGCCCCGCAACACGCTACCCGACAGATACTTCCTGCGCCTCCAATCGACGGGCGACCTCTTCGTCGTGGACTCGATTTGCCTCATCGGCCCACTGCCCGACAACCCCCCTGTCCGAGAATTTCGGTTTTGTGACCGCTAAACCGTTGACCTCCAACTTCGCAGCGCGTTTTGCGAATAGGAATGTCGGGTCGTCCGTGGACGGCTCAAGCGTAGCCGTAAAGCTCACGGGCGCACCGACCAACGAGGGGACGGGCAAGTCGGCAGGGAAAATCCCCTCAGTAACATCAAACGGGCATCCGAGCGCGACTTTTACATACACTTTGTGGCCGCTTTCCAGAGCGACAACCAGCGCGAGTTTTGCCTCGTCTCCGCCCCCGTAGAACGCCTTAACGCGGCGGAATTTAGCGGAAGCGACTGTACCCTGAACCGTTGCCTTGCCAGCGGCCAGCGGCGAGGATTTTACGCGCTCCAGAGCGGTGAGCCTCTCTGCGTGCCAGCGGATGAGGAACGCGACCTGTTTCTCGGAGGGGTTGCCGTACTGAGCGATTTTGCCAGCGATATCTCCCGCGATGCCCGTCGTTTTGCGAGCGGCAGCGTATGCCTCAGCGAACCCAGCGTTTTGCTGGGCAATCTCAGCGATTTTCCGTTCGCGAGCAGCGTTTTCCCGTTGCCGCTTGCTCCGGCGGACAACTTCGATGGACGCGGATTCGACTGACTGCGCGTCATAACCGAGCGCGGTAAAACAATCGCGACCCACGCCAAAGAAGCGGTTGTTGGGCGCACCGACGACGCAAACGTAGGTGACTCGGTGCCCGCAACAGTCGCAATGCGTGCGG